AAACCAGATCATATCAGGGCGTTCATTGAATAACGCAGAACGAATCATTTCTTGCGTTCCATATCCATCTACCGGGTAGACCACCCAGTCTTCTTCCCAAGGACTTACTTTTTGGACTGAATAGTCTTGGTGTTTCATGGCACCACCCAAACAAACCACCTTGTACCGCCCTGTTTCCAATAGTGATTCAATCACATACTTCGTTTGAGTACCTACCCCAGATGGAGCTAACGGATGGTCCGAAATAAATAAAATTTTCTTTTTTTCTGTTGTCATTTTTTTCCCTATGGGCAATGTTCTGTTTTATAAAATTCGCACTTAGCGCACGATCTTTTATCTTTAATAAAATTTTTCTTTTGAATATTAAATAAGCATTTGTTTAAAAGCCCCATTGCATTTGACTGTTTTTTGGAGGCACTGGTAACTCTGAATATTTCGACGTTTTCTTTCTTAGCTGTCCTTTTCAATAGGGCAAAGTGGGTCTCTATATCTTTCAGATCCACATTATGTTTTTGAGAATAAAATATTTTATAAAAAGTTAGTTGGTAGTTTACTAGGGGATCAGATCTTCGACGGGCATCCCATCCCCAAGAGCAGCTCTTCCAATCGATAAGGTGAATTTTGCCATCTGGTGTCTGTAATATAGCATCTATGAAGCCTTTAAAATTATATCCCGTATCTCCGATTGGCTCCATCAAAGATTCTTCAGTATCTAAAACAGTATACCCATCCTTAAAGTACTCATCAAGGGCGGGTTCAACTTGTGGAATAATATTCTCTGCTTGAGACCCCATGTCTACAATTAATTTTTCGTTTAACTCTAAGTCTTCGGGTAGCTTAGATATTTCTTCAATAAACTCTTCTTTAAATTCTTCATAAGGATCAGTACTATTTTTAAGCAACTTATTTTCACAAACTGAATGGATAGCTGTTCCGAAGGCAGTATATTCATTGCCGGCAAAACCCTTTAACTTATCCAAGTAAGTAAGTTTGTGATAAAAAGGACAAAAAGACCAATTCTTTAGTTCAGAAAAAGATATATGTGGCAAAATACCCTCACATTCAAAATTACTACTATATTATAACACAATGCGAGAGAAAGTCAAGTTATTTTTTTGACTTTCTAGAATTTTTTCTTCTGTTTGTTGTCTTGGTTTGCTTAGGTATTTCTAGCTCTAAGTCTTCTGATGTTTTTTCGGTTACTACTTCCACCTTTTCAACATAGATCTTCTCTTTAAAGTTTCCGTTGTTGAATTCCCAAGTACCTTCTATTTCATTATTGCAGTTATCTACGCGAGATTCTTTAATAATATTACCAGGATTGTGACCTTTCTCAATTAGTAACCTTTTTACTTGTTTAGTAGTCATATAGACCCGCTTACCACAGTCAACGTGATCAAACTCTAGAGCTGTGATTTTGCATATAATATTTTTATTTTTATTCTTAATTTCTACTTTCATCATAATGGTGTAATTCCTCTATTTTTTCAAAAAGAACAGGGCTGATTTTGGCCAGATATGTTGGTTCTTCTAAAAAATAATATTCAAAGCCGCTGGCAAAATATTCCCTCAAAGATGTGGCGGGAT